GTTACTTGAAAGACTTCACAAAGGAAGTCATCTCTTCGTCATCCATCGGCACTTCGAGTGCTTTTAGAGCCTTCGCCACAGATACCAAGGCGGATCGGATTTCCACTGACTTGCTGTGATTCTTGATAACCGCGTCATTGTCGGCGCTTGACCCTGCACGGTGCAGCTTGACCAATTCGATGACAAGGCGGGTGTATATATCTCGAGTGCGTGACGTGGTGCCGCCTTCGCCTTCGCCGCCTTCGCCTTCGCCTTCTGCACCGTCTATAACGTCACCTGTTACCTTGGGGTTATCCAGTTCAAAGGCATAGTCGCGCACGCGCTTAAACTTTACAGATGGGTTGGAGTGCCCCTTGTGCGCCGCAAAGAATTCGTCGCGCAGGGGTCGGAGCGCCTTCGCCAGTGGCGAAGTGTCACGATATGCGACCGTAGACCAGTGCGCCCCGGCCGTCTGGCTGGCCTCACGCATACGCAGATTGAACAAGGCCGCAATGGCGCGTTCTGTGCTACCTGCTAACTTCTCACCTGCTAGGCCAACGGCACACAGGCTAGTGATTGACTGATCCTTGACCACCGCTTCCAGTTGCAATTGTGTGGCCTTGTCGCCTAGGGCGACGATGTCGACGACGATGTCGCTGACGAGTGAAGTGTATGTGCCTACGTTTACAGTGTTTACGTTCTCCATGGTGTTGCTCCTATGTGGCCCGGCCAGCGCGGGCAATTGGTTAGCTGGCGAAGCCATATTAACACAATGTGGTACATTCTGAAAAAATCTGTCCGAGAATAATTCACCTAACAATTGTTAGGTACCGGCATCGAAAATGGGGTGGCGATACGTTGACCCCACCTACCCGGCACCCCCCGATTGTGGCGCGAAGGGTGCCCGCCCCCTTTATTTACTATTCCACTCAAACAATCCTGCGTTTTAACAACGACCCCCATAACTTTGTACCCCACCCCCTCTTGTTTTTACGGCGCTCGCTACACCCCCACCCCTCTTGCTATGGGAACACCCCCCGTCATGGGACCCACGTATTTTTGCCCCCACCCCCACTATGCGTGTATTGCGCACGCTAAGAAAACTCGGTAGGCTGCGCGTACTTCGGTATCTACTACCTGCGAATCTTCTATGTCAGTTGTAAAAATTGAGCCTACCAAGGAACACCCTGTTCCGTACGACACCCGCGAAGAACAACCAGCGACGTTGCTGGAAGAGATGGCTGTTGCTGCCAACACCATTGAGCTGCAGTTAGAGCTAGGTGCGCAGCTGGATATCTCCGAGGGCGACATTGAGCGAGAGAAAGAGCTTTTGCGCTCTGTTGCCGAGGCACGGCAGACCACTCCTTTACGTGAACCCAACACTGCGTATGCGGCGGCAGCCTTTCTGCGTACTTACGGCGCACAGTTGGCCCTTGATGCGGCGCAGGCTCGGGCGGCTATTACCAACAAGTTGATGGAGTTGGCGAACTGCGGTGACCCCCGGCACGAGCTGAAGGCGCTTGAGTTGCTGGGTAAGCACAGTGATATTGGTATCTTCAGTGAGCGCAGTGAGATTTCCGTGAACTACAAGGACGCCGATGACTTGGAACGTGCCATTCGTGAGCGTGTGAAACGCTTGCTCAATGCAACCGTAGTGCATGAGGTGCCGCTGGGCGAAGCCTTGGATGAGGAGTTGGGCGTTGTGGCACGAAAGTATGTACCCCAAACGGCCTTGGATGATGCCTTGGATACCCCGTACGAGTCGGTGGAGGACGAGGATGAGCGGTAAAAAAGCCGACCCGTTCAGCAGTCTTAGTATTAAGGACATACCCACAGTGCTCCCGTTGCTTACTTCAGCGGAGCAAGAACGGCTTTTGGCTGAGTTGGAGCACTTGGAGAAGCTCAAAGAGCGTAAAAAAGCGCAGACGCGCTTCATTGATTTCGTTAAACAGATGTGGCCGACGTTTATCAGTGGTCGACACCATGCCATTATGGCCGATGCCTTCGAGCGGGTGGCTAAGGGGGAGTGCAAACGGCTGATAATCAACATGCCGCCGCGTCATACCAAGTCAGAATTTGCCTCTTACCTGCTTCCGGCGTGGTTTTTGGGTAAATTTCCGCATAAAAAGGTGATCCAGACTGCCCACACTGCCGAGTTGGCGGTGGGTTTTGGTCGAAAAGTGCGAAATTTGGTCGACACGGAGGCTTATCGGGACGTTTTTCCCGGTTTGGTGCTCTCTGCCGACTCAAAAGCAGCGGGTAGATGGAATACGAGCAAGGGGGGAGACTACTTTGCGATAGGTGTGGGGGGTGCGGTGACCGGTAAAGGTGCCGACCTGCTCATTATTGACGACCCGCACTCCGAACAAGAGGCCACACTGGCCGATGTGAACCCCGAAATCTACGACAAGGTGTACGAGTGGTATACATCCGGTCCCCGGCAGCGTTTGCAGCCCGGAGGGTCCATCGTCGTCGTTATGACACGGTGGGGTCTGCGTGATCTTACGGCGCAAGTACTCAAGTCCAGTGCGCAACGTGGGGCCGACGAGTGGGAAGTGATCGAGTTCCCCGCTATTTTGCCGTCAGGCAATGCGCTGTGGCCGCAGTTCTGGTCGTTGGATGACCTCAAGGCACTGCGTGAAGAACTCCCCCCGTCAAAGTGGATGGCGCAGTACCAACAGCAACCCACTTCGGACACCGCCGCTATCGTCAAACGGGACTGGTGGAAACGTTGGGAGCCAGATGAACCCCCTGAGTGTGATTTTGTGCTGCAGGCGTGGGATACGGCGTTCGAGGCCAACAACCGCTCAGACTACTCTGCGTGCACCACGTGGGGAGTGTTCTTCAACGAGAACACCGATAACTACAACATCATCCTGCTTAATGCCTACAAAGATCGTATGGAGTTTCCCACCCTCAAACGCGTGGTGATGGAGCAGTACGATGAGTATCAGCCAGATAGCCTGATCGTGGAGAAAAAAGCCTCTGGTGCGCCGCTGATTTATGAGCTTAGGGCTATGGGAGTACCTGTACAGGAATACACCCCGGTGCGGGGCACCGTGCTCAACCCAAACAACAAGACGGTACGCCTGAACTCCGTTTCGGATATGTTTGCTTCTGGTGTAGTATGGGCTCCGCAGCGCCGCTGGGCCGATGAGGTCATTGACGAGGTAGCAAGTTTTCCTTCTGGCGAACACGATGACTACGTGGACTCCACTATTATGGCGCTGATGCGCTTTCGACAAGGCGGCTTCCTGCGTCTGCCAAGTGATGAGAAGGAACAGCGTCGAGAATTCCGGTACCGCAAAGGTGGCTACTATTAAAGGGGTCAACAATGGCAATTGAAAAGAGCTTGTACACGCTGCCGCAAGGGATCAGCGATGAGGGCATGGGAGCTGAGATCGAGATTGAGATCGGGCTTCCCGGAGCGCCGGAAATCACCATGCTGGAGGATGGCGGGGTGGAAATAACCCTTGAGCCCTCCGAAGACGACGAGCTGGAAGCGGCACCGTTCGACGCCAACCTTGCCGAGTACATGGACGACGGGGACATGTCGACTCTTGCCAAAGAGCTGCTGGGGTTTGTACAGGCAGACATCGACAGCCGCAAAGACTGGGCCGACACATTCGTCAAAGGTCTGGAAGTGCTGGGCTTCAAGTACGAGGAGCGCACCGACCCGTGGGAAGGCGCGTGTGGGGTCTACTCTACCGTGCTGGCCGAAGCTGTCATTCGCTTCCAAGCAGAAGCTATGTCCGAGACGTTCCCTGCTGCTGGCCCCGTCAAGACAAAGATCATTGGTGAGATCACCAAGCAGAAAGAAGACGCTGCCTTGCGAGTCAAGGTGGATATGAATTACGAGCTGACCGACGTGATGACCGAGTACCGCCCTGAGCACGAGCGGATGCTATACACACTGGGGCTGGCCGGGTCTGCGTTCAAGAAAGTGTATTTCGACCCCAATATAGGTAGGCAAGTAGCCATATTTGTCCCTCCAGAAGATGTGATCGTGCCTTACGGCGCATCTAACATCGAGAGTGCAGAGCGCGTTACGCACGTCATGCGAAAGACCAAGAACGATCTGGTCAAGCTGCAGGCAGCGGGGTTCTACCGTGAGGTCGACCTTGGCGAGCCGTCGCCGTTTCGCACCGACATTGAGGAGAAAAAAGCGGAAGAAGGTGGGTTCTCAATCACCGACGACGACCGCTACGCTCTGTACGAGATTCACGCCGACCTCATTATTGACGGTATAGATGAGGAAGAAGGGGATGACGCGCAGCAGATTGCCAAGCCATACGTCGTGACCGTTGAGCGAGGATCGAACACGATCCTGTCAGTTCGACGCAATTGGAACCCAGACGACCCTCTGATGCTCAAGCGGCAGCACTTCGTGCACTACGTGTACGTGCCGGGGTTCGGGTTCTACGGCTTGGGGCTGATCCACATTATCGGCGGCTACGCTAAGGCCGGTACTTCAATCATTCGACAGCTGGTCGACTCAGGCACGCTGTCTAATTTGCCCGCAGGGTTGAAAACTCGTGGGTTGCGAATCAAGGGCGACGATACGCCCCTTACCCCCGGTGAGTTCCGTGATGTAGATATCCCGTCGGGCGCGTTGCGCGACAACATCATGCCGCTGCCGTACAAGGAGCCAAGCCAGACCCTGCTGGCGTTGTTGAATCGTATTACTGAAGAGGGGCGTCGTCTGGGAGCAATCTCGGACATGAACATCAGTGACATGAGTGCCAACGCGCCAGTAGGGACCACCCTCGCCCTGCTTGAACGTACCCTCAAGCCAATGGCGGCGGTGCAGTCCCGCGTCCACTATACGATGAAGCAGGAGTTCAAGCTGCTCAAGGCGTTGATCGCTGAGTACGCCCCTGAAGACTACACATACCTGCCTGATCGTGGAGCCCCACGGGCCAAGCGTGAAGACTACGCGGTGGTTGAGGTTATCCCAGTATCTGACCCCAACAGCAGCACAATGGCCCAGCGCGTGGTGCAGTACCAAGCCGTGCTGCAGATGGCGCAGCAAGCTCCGCAGATATACGACCTGCCGCAGTTGCATCGTCAGATGATTGAGGTGCTGGGGGTAAAGAACGCGGACAAGCTCGTTCCTACCAAGGACGACATCAAGCCTGCTGATCCCGTCAGCGAGAACATGAATGCGCTGGTGGGCAAGCCGGTCAAAGCGTTCATCTACCAAGACCACGACGCTCACATTGCGACGCACCAGTCCTTCATGCAAGACCCCCAGATCATGGCGTTTATTGGGCAGAACCCTGCGGCGCAGCAGATTGTGGGGGCTTTGAATGCCCACATAGCGGAGCACATTGCGTTTGCTTACCGTCAACAGATAGAAAATGCGCTGGGAGCCCCATTGCCAGCCCCCAACGCCGAGCTGTCCGAGGAGATGGAGGTCAAGTTGGCGAGCCTGATTGCCGAGGCTGCACAACAAAACACGCAGCAGAAGCAGGCCGCTGCAGCGCAGCAAGCAGCACAGCAACAAGCCCAAGACCCGATCATCCAGATGCAGATGCAAGAGCTGCAGCTCAAAGCCGCCGAGCAACAACGCAAGGCGCAAAAAGATCAGGCCGATACCGCTATCGAGGCAGCTCGCCTACAGCTGGACGCAAGAAAGGCGCGAAGCACGGAGGTACTGGAGGCTACTCGTATCGCTGCGATGACCGATCAGGCAAACGCCAAGCAGGATTTGGATGAGGCGCAGGCAATTATTGGTCTGGCAAAAATACGACTAGAGGAATAACGCCGTGGCTAAAACCGTCTTTGACGTGCTGGACATGAAACTCGCTGAGTCTCAGCGAAGCCAAGAAGAGTTTGTTACATCGGGTGGGGCTAAAGACCATGCGGCGTATCGAGAAGCGTGCGGGGTGATCCGGGGTCTAGCCATCGCACGGCAAGAAATACGCGACCTTGCGAAAAACTATATGGAAGACAACGATGATTGAAAAAACTGCAGCAATGCTGGAGCTGGAACAACAACGTAAAGAGAAGATAGAGCAGGAGGAAAAAGCCCGAGAGGCGCTTGAGCAAGCCATTCCGAAACCGACCGGGTATCACATACTGATTGCGCTACCCAATGTTGAAGAGACGTTTGGCGAGTCCATGCTGTTGAAGGCAGAAAAAACCGTTCGTGACGAGTACATCCTGTCCACTATCGGGTTGGTTCTGGATATGGGCGAACAGGCGTACAACGACAAAGACCGTTTCCCCGCTGGTGCGTGGTGCAAGCCGGGGGATTACGTGATGTTCCGCGCCAATACTGGTACGCGGTTCAAGATAGGCAAGCAGGAATACCGTCTGATGAACGACGATTCCATCCAAGCAATTGTACCTAACCCGAGAGCCATCTCTCGTGCATAAGGAGTGACCCATGCCGATGCAACAAGTAGAGTTCGATTTTCCGGACCCGGACGCCAAAGGCGGCGTAGAAATAGACGTCGAGGTTCCTGAAAAGGAGTACAACCTCGAAATTGAAGGGGCTGTAGGGCGCGAGACCGTTAAAAAGCCCAAAAAAGTTGCCGAAGACGACGTAGAAATTGAAGTGGTGGACGACACTCCCGAGAAAGACAGGGGGAAAAAGGCGTCTGAGCCACCCGAAGAAGTCACCGACGAGGAGCTGCAGAGCTACTCTGATAAGGTGAAAAAACGAATTCAGCACTTCAGCAAGGGGTTCCATGATGAGCGTCGTGCCAAAGAACAGGCACTTCGTGAGCGAGAAGCCCTTGAGCAGTACGCCAAGCAACTGCTGGAAGAGAACCGCAACCTCAAAGGCTCTGTAGACAAGGGGCATAACGCCCTGATCGAGTCTGCAAAGAAGCAAGTCCAAGTTGAGTTGCAGGCCGCCAAGCAGAAGTACAAAGAGGCATACGAGTCTGGCAATACCGACGCTATCTTGGAAGCACAAGAGGGACTCAATGCGGTGCAAATCCGCATGGATAAGGTAGCTGGACTGAAACCAAGAACTGCTACTGACGACGCGGCTTTACAAACCGTTGATAAAGCTGTACAACAGCGCCAAACAGCTCCCGCTACGACTCAAGTGGCAAGAGATGAAAAAGCCGAGTCATGGCGAGCTGAGAATACGTGGTTTGGCAGCGACGACGAGATGACTGCGTACGCGCTGGGTTACCACAGCAAACTGATAAAAGACGGGGTAGACCCCCGATCCGACGATTACTACGAGAAAATAAACGCTCGTATGCGAAGAATGTTCCCTGAGAGCTTCGACGAAGACGGGGAAGAGCCAGAAACGCCCAAGGCGAAGAAAACTGCCAGTGTAGTCGCACCCGCATCGCGGAGCACAGCGCCTAGAAAGATAAGACTGACAGAATCACAGATAGCGATAGCAAAACGATTGGGTGTTCCACTGGCTGAATACGCCAAACAACAGGCTGCGTTAATGAGGAAATCATAATGGCTGAGAATAGACTTGATAGAGATTTGGAAAAGCGTGAGCGTACCCACCGCAAGCAAGCATGGAGACGCCCCGAAGTCCTGCCGACTCCTAACCCGGAGCCGGGATATGTCTACCACTGGGTGCGTATTGCTACCCAAGGGCAAGCCGACCCAACCAATGTTTCCTCTAAATTGCGCGAAGGATGGGAACCCGTAAGAGCTGCAGACCACCCCGAAATTTTCTTGGCCGCCATCGAAAATGAGCGATTCAAGGACAATGTTGTGATTGGTGGCTTGTTGCTGTGCAAAGCGCCAGAAGAGCTGGTGGAGGAGCGTACTGCGTTCCATTCCGACCAGACCAAAGGGCAGATGCTAGCGGTAGACCAAAACCTGATGCGTGAAAATGACCCGAGAATGCCGATTTTCAATCAGCGCAAAACCTCGGTAACTTTTGGCAAAGGCTAATTTCTAGGAGTTCATCATGGCTACAACTGCCGCACCCTACGGGCTTCGTCCCGTCAAGCGTGTAGATGGTATGCCCTACGCAGGCGCATACTCCACGTACCTGATTAACCCGTCTGGCTATAACACCAACATCTTCTACGGAAGCGTGGTGTACATTAACGCCAACGGCTACATCAATATCGTCACCGGCACCGGTGCAGACGCAACCACCAATGACTGGCCCACTGGTTCTACCAGCGCGACTGGTGCTATCGGTGTGTTTGTTGGCTGCAGCTATGTCAATGGACAAGGGCAGCTGATTTTCAGTCAGTACTACCCAGCCAACACCACTGGCGTGGTGCAGGCGTTTGTCGTAGACGACCCGATGGTTCTGTTCGCCGGTCAGCTTGACGGTACAGCCACTCAGGCCGCTGTTGGCGCAAACACTTTCTTCGCTGCTGCTCAGAGCACATCCACTGGTAACACTACCACTGGTAACTCTACTAGCGCGTTGGATGCAACGGTCGTTACTGTTTCTGCGGCCCTGCGTATTGTGGCGTTCGCCTCCCCGGTATCAGATGCGTTCCCGGACGTGCTGGTTAAAATCAACCCCGGTTTCCACAGCATGTCTGTGAACACTGGTATTTAAGGAGTAGGCGACTATGGCTATTTCACGCGCCCAACTACTCAAAGAACTGCTTCCGGGGCTTAATGCTCTGTTCGGTCTTGAGTACGCACGTTACGGTGAACAGCACGCTGAGATTTTCGAGACCGAAAGCTCAGACCGTTCGTTTGAAGAAGAAACCAAGCTGTCTGGCTTTGGTGCAGCCCCGGTTAAAAACGAAGGCGCATCCATTGCGTACGATAACGCGCAGGAAGCATTCACTGCCCGTTACGAGCACCAGACAATTGCTATGGGCTTCTCCATCACCGAAGAAGCGATGGAAGACAACCTGTACGACAGTCTGTCTACTCGCTACACCAAAGCTCTGGCTCGCGCTATGGCGTACACCAAGCAGGTTAAAGCTGCTTCTGTACTGAACAACGCGTTCTCAGGCTCCGGTGTGACCTACGGCGATGGTAAGACTCTGTGCGCCACGGATCACCCGCTGGTGTCTGGCGGTACAAACAGCAACACGCCCGCAACTCCTGCCGACCTGAACGAGACTTCTCTGGAAGCCGCCGTTATTCAGATCGCTGCGTGGACTGACGAACGTGGCCTGCTGATTGCTGCTAAGCCCCGCAAGCTGGTAGTTCCGCCCGCGCTGCAGTTCGTTGCTACTCGTTTGCTCGAAACTGAGCTGCGTCCGGCAACTGCTGACAACGACATCAACGCTCTGCGCTCTATGGGCAGTGTTCCCGAAGGCTACACAGTCAACAACTACCTGACTGATAGCAATGCGTGGTTCCTGCTCACTGACGTGCCGAACGGCCTCAAGCACTTTGTTCGTGTTCCGATGCAGACGTCAATGGACGCCGACTTTGACACGGGCAACGCTCGTTACAAAGCGCGGGAACGTTACAGCTTCGGAGTGAGCGATGCATTGGGTATCTTCGGTTCACCCGGCGCATAAGCAGTAAAATCAACAACTTAGGTTGTTACGAAAGGGCTCTTCGGAGCCCTTTTTGTTGTGCGTTTGACACCTAAGAGCGTACCTGTTACAAAGGGCTATCCCCGGAACACATTACGCGCTGCAGACCGACCGGGCGGACGACATGCAGACTGAAGCGCAACACTCGCATGTGAGGCTCTAAAATGGCGAATACGCATTTCTCCGGTCCCGTACTCTATTCTGGCGCAAACACAAACCCTTACTTTGCCGGTATGGCTGAAATGCCGATTGGCGTTAACTTGGGTGTGTTTTCAATCATCGACGACTTTACTGGCGTGGCGTTTGACTCCACAAACGACTGGACCGTAGTCAAAGACTCCGGCGCTTCTGTAGGTATCGTAGCCGATACCGTTGGTGGCGAGCTGGCTCTGACTTCCGCTGCTACTACTGACGACGACGGCGGTTCTATTCAGGGTAACGAGATTTTTGCAGTAGCATCCAACACCGGCATTTTCTTCTCCACACGTATCAAGTGCAGCGACGCTGATCAGACTGACATTTGTGTGGGGTTGACTGTGAACTTTGCGACTAACCCGGAAGCTATGCTGACTGCAGCTGATCGCATTGTGTTCCAAGTGGACGACGGTAATGCGTCTATTCTCTGCAAGACAGAGAAGAATGGTACTGAGACGTCTACAGACTCCGGCGTTGATCTGGCGGACGACACCTACGTGGTGCTTTCCTTCAACGTGCTGAACACAGGCAGCGTGACGTTCTACGTCAACGGCAAGCAAGTTGCCCAGCACACTACCAATATTCCGGACGATGAAAACCTCACCATTGGTGCCATGAGCCTCTCAGGTTCTGCCAGCGGTACTCGCGTGACTACTCTGGACTACATTATGGCGGCCCAGACCCGCTAAGAGGTGAGCCATGAGCGACGCTGAAAAGGCTAAGAAACCGGCCAAGAAGGCCGTGAAAGAACAGGCACCCGCACCGGTGGAACTCCCACCGGTCGGCTCCGCCGCACGAAAGGCAATGATCCTGCAGGGTCTTATTAAGGAGTAAGTCATGCAATATGATATTTGG